GCTAGATTCTGAACTAGAACTGCTTGAGCTAGATTCTGAACTAGAACTGCTTGAGCTAGATTCACTAGAACTTGAGCTAGATTCACTAGAACTAGAACTAGATTCACTAGAACTTGAGCTAGATTCACTAGAACTAGAACTTGAGCTGGATTCACTAGAACTACTAGAACTAGATTCTGAGCTACTACTAGAACTAGATATTGGCCCCCATGGATAAAACGTTTCACTATAAGTATAGTTCGGCCAATCTTGAGCATAATTAGATCCAGTAATAATCTGTTCCCATATTTCACCGCGCCATGTTTCTGTTATTCTGACTATATTATCATCAGAGCCATAATATATATCAACTCTAGGATTATAGCCCTGCTTCCCAGATTTAGTGTCATTATAAAATTTAGGCGATCTTAAATTTCTATTATAACTTTTAATAGACATTTAGAGTTTTACCTCCTACTCATTTCCAATTCTCCTATCTTCTTTCTTAACATTCTACATAAAGTATCTTTATTGGCTAGTTGATTTGCTTGAACAAGCGAGTACTTCAATGTTTTCAAATCAGTAAATTTTGGCAATTTTTCTCTAGCCTGTCTAACCGACCAATTAATAACATCTTCGATCTCTACACCTTTTTTAACAAGCGGAGCTACTATTGACGTTTCTTGGCTATCATCTGCTTCCTTTTCTTTTACGGCTTTAGTTTTATTAGCTTTCTGAGACTTTGTTTCTTCCTCATTATATACGATCTCCCATACTTGCTTATCACTCAACTTAATTGACCTTAACCATTTAACAAAAGGCAGCCCTTCTTCTATATCGTGCTTTTTACCATATTCTTCGTACAACTCGTCCAAACTAACTTTTTGACCAGGGCCAATATTCCTTTTCAACGCGTGTGACCACATACTTGTCTTATTTTTAATATATCCATCCATTACCTTGTCCTCCTTATATTACTTACCTTTTCTAAATTTAAAAAAATTAATCCAAAAAATCTTGATTTTAATTATACCCACCAAAAAATTTTGGCGGGTATAATTATTTAAAATCACTATTATAACGATCTATCAATAACACCAATAGATAACATTCTAGGATCAAGACATGCAAATCCAATTTCTTCCCAACCAAAGAAACCTTGCTTTTGGACTCTTAGAAGAGTTGGATCATCATGTGCTTCGTACTGCTTACGAATTGGCATAACAAGAGAATCATTAACACTAAGGTCAAAACCAACAATTTGAGTTTCACCAAGTGTAGTAACAACACCGTTAGCATTAGTAATATTAGGATTGTCCAAAGTATAGGCATTATATACATTACCAGTAGCAATGAACTTACCATAAGATGCGTTAGCACCATTAATATTATAAAGACCAGTAGCACCAAGGTGCTGAATTTCGTTCAAATTGACATTCCAAATACTACCCATACCAGCGGCTTGGAAAATTTCTCTCCTTGTCACTGGGTCGATATCTGTGTCAGTCCACTCACGAATATCAGCAGCATCTTCAGGTGAAACATAAAGATCGGTAAGTGTACGACCTATTCTCTTAAAACCAACGATCATCTTGTTAATGAGTTCTTTTGATAGATATCCGGCACCAGTAGATGCGGGATTGATCTCATAAATCGGCGCGGGGCGTGAACCAAGTAGCCCCTTACCAGAAAATGCAGAAGTAGCAGCAGGAAGAATAATTCTCCAACCGCACTCCTCTTCAAAATCAGATAATGCTTTAGCTGCTTTTTCAGCTGCTCTTTGAGGAATATCAATTCTTGAATCCCTCGCATATGTAATCTTCCAATCCCCAGCTGTATCGATCGTAAATGTGGGGACATAAACTTCCTCTCCAATACCTTCGATAAAATTCTGAGCAACGTAACCTAATGCAGGTAAAATCCAAACCGGCATCTCAAAATCTTCCGCGATTGGATATGATGCCTGTGCGCCTGGACCTAGATTCTCTACTGCGAATAATTTTCGCATAATAGATTCTCGCTCAATAGCTTGAAGGATCGGAGTAGTTAGAGCAGCAGCAAAAGCTCTATAGGCAGCAATACCTTCAGGGGTATTAACAGCCGATGTTGCCTTGAATAGTTCTTGCATCTCTTTTCTATCCATAATCTAACTATCCTCCCATTCAAATAGTTTCGGATGCGTTTATACGCATTAATCCGTAATTCGATATTTTATATCAGAAGCTTAATCCTTATAGGATAAAGCGTAGTATTAGCTATATTAGCTGCAACCTGTGCCGCGCTTGCACCTTTAACAACCTTAGCAACATGCGCAGTTACCCCGCTCATATTATTAGCATCGTGAGTCACCCTACCGCCAGTCCAAACATTAGCACCGGCAGCAGCAACGTCTAATATTTCACCAGGAGCAAAATAATGAGTGGCCGGAGTAGCTACAGTATAATGTATTGTATCCCAAATACCTAAATGAGCAACACCAACCGGAGCTTCTTTAGTACCATTAATCTCGCCAGTAGTGCTATATGATGGCTGAGCAATAACATCAGAAGATCCAAGATCACCTGGCATCATAAAGCCAGTTGGATGTACATTGTGATATCCCGATTTAACCTTCTGCATCAAGAAACCAAACGGGTCTCTCTGACCACCAACATGGTTCGGAGCAACCGCGCCATAAATATTAACAATGGCGTCTTGATTAGTAGCGTGATGAACTAAATAACAAACTGCACCTGCATAAGCTAATACACCACCAATTCCAGCAGTTCCACTAGTTGTGTTAAACTGACAAAATTGGTTCTCTACAACAGGATGTCTAGGAATAAACATAATTACATTCCCTCCTTATAAAAATTTTAATACTTACTTACTATCACCTTTTCTTTTAGCTATATTACTAGCCATCTGACTGCCTAACTCAAGGTATTTAGCCATAACATCTTTACCAGGCACGAGTTCCATATTAAGAGCTGCAAAAGCAGCTTGTGCAGGATCAATGGCCACATCAGCGCTAGCTACATCATCGTCGTCTTCTTCACCATCAGCATTATTATCTGGATCTTTTTTAGCTTCCAGTTCTGCAATAATAGCTTCTCTAATAGCGACGAGTTCGTCTTTATAAGACGAAAAATCCTCAACAGACATCTCTCGAATCTTAGAAGTTTGATCTTCAATTGCTTTCTCATTAGTAGCAGCAACACCGACTTCCCTTAATTCATCAAGTCTAGCTTCAGCTGATCGGTCTTTTTCCATCTCTTCTATTTTGCCTTCAGCGTCTTCTGCCCTTTTAATAAGATCGGCTTTTTCGGTCTCAAAAGTTTCCTTTTCTTCATCAAAAGCTGTCTTTCCGTCTTCCAATTCTGTAATTCTGGTTTCAAAATCCGAGATTGACTCATTAAGAGTCAAAATTTCTGCTTCTTTCTCTCCAAGTGTAACGTCCTTTGCCTCTAAGGACTGTTCCAACTCTTCGATCATATCAGCAGAGGCTTGTAATGCCCTTTCAGTCTCTTTCTTCATCTCAGATTCTTCCTTGCTCTTAAAAATATCATCTACAATATTTTTAATATCAATAATGAGTTGATCAGACATAAACGTAAACCTCCTTAATAATTTTTAAAATAAATCTCTAAAAAACCTATAACCAACCTCTCAGTTATACAACAAAAAATTCAGTTATTCCTTTACCTTTACATTAAAACTATATTACAATTCAACTATCTTTTCCAAATCTGATTGGAATCAGCACTATTAAAATCAGTACTATCACCAAAATAAACATAAACATCGAAATTACAAGTCACGTCAGGAATTACTTCCGCGGTTGACTTAATTATAAGCTGATTATCAGTAGCATTCTTCACTACATATACTTTTCCTAAAATATTTGGATCAGGAAAAGTTGTACTACCGGTACCAGAAACAATGGGCGTAATCTCAACTTTAGCCTCACAAATATTAAAACCGTGAAACTTAATATCGCTAGCTACTACCGTTTGTTGGCTAGTACCAGATACCAAAGACACAGTTGTCGCCCAAAGAAGAGGGAGCCTGCGGCCATTACCTAAATTTCTATAAAGAAGAGCTCTGCTATCATCAGCATTAACCCTCGTTAACTTCGGTATACTACTTCTAGTTCCTCCAAGTGCTTGTGGCATGAGCGATTACCTCCTTATTATTTTTTTAAAACAGCTTTTAATCCTGATAGTAAAGTAGATCTCTTATCTCTACTATTTAATTCTTCCAACACTTCATTGGCATAAAGCTTAGTTTCTTCTTCCACTTTATG